GACCGTGACTGTGTGATCGCCAATCTTGAGCTTTGCCATTATTCAATCGACCATTTTAAGCCGCTGCTTGTTACGCCGGCGCTAGGTTTTTCTGGCTTATCGCCATTACGCATCGCTCTATTTTCTTTAATAATTTCACGCGCTTGATTAGGCGATTTTTCAGCTAAATCTATTTCTTGCTGCATAACGTCTAAAATAGCGTTTAGCGCCTCCGGCCCCTGCGCTGAAGAAAGGCGCTTAAGCGTATCTGATACGACAGCCTCATGTGGCAATCCCTTTGGATTAACTGCCCTTGCGTAAGTATTTGCAATTGTCGCCATAGCCTGACCGAATTTAGCTAGACGGGGATCGCTATTCCCACTTTGCCAGGCTTGAATTGCTTGATTGACAGGAACAAAGTTTCCTCTTGGCAAAGCAGCGTTTGCGCCACGGCCAATTAATAATGCGTTAGAGGCTTCAGTTCCCGCCGTCATCGCATTGGCTTCTTGCGTTCCGAGCGTTCTTTCGCCTGCTTCCTGCCCCATGTATTCAGCAGCGGCGTCCATTGCCTTACGCGGGTCTATATTATGAGCCAAAGCGTAATTAACAGCTTCGTTTCGTAATGCTGTTACGTTTTCAGCGCCTTGAGCGCCACGCCCTAAATTAGCTAAAACAGATTTGTCGCCTCTTGCTAATTGCTGGCCACCAAATTTAATAGCTTCCGGCGTAAGGCTAGGCCCTACACCCTTGGCTTTGTAAATTTCATTACCATTATCGTCTATTAAAGCGCCACCAACCACATGACGACCTGGCTTAAATTGTTTTGTTTGTTCAAAATATTCTTTTGCCTCTGGATGAGCGCTTAAATATTCATAATTTTTTTGCTCTGGCGTTCTAGTGTCGCGCTCTTCCGGCGAAGCATGAAGGACGTTAATTTTACCGCTAGGATCTTTTTGAACTAGATTGCCGTAATCATCCATATAAGGCGCGGCATAGCGTTCTTCATTTTTAACCGCATCAGTATAAAGCTGCGTCAATATCTGCCTATTTTGTGGCGTGATACGCGGATCAGACATGGCGGCTAAGATTTGCTGCGCACGACTAGGCTGCGCTTGCGCTATTTGCGTTTGTGCGGTTTGCGGTTGTTGATCTTGTTTTCTAGCTTCGCGGCTTAAAAGAAAAGCCTGTGACGGACTATTGCTTGCAACCTGGACAGGGTCATTAGAGGCAACAGTTGAACCTTGACCGCCACCTATATCATGGCGAAGGCCGGCAATTCTATTATCCCATGACTTGGCAAACTGACCATATTTCTGTGGATTTGCTTTAATTAAACTATTTTGAAATTGTTGGCGTAATTCCAATAATTTTAAAGGATCGCCACCAGATTGCTGAATTAATTCTTGAGCTTTCCCAGGGCCAGCGATAACAGCAGTATCAAAAGCAACATGCGCCAATGCAGGATTTTTAGCTGCAAGAGCATCGCCATTAATTGTGTCCCAATATCTATTTTTATATAAATTTATAGCATCATTTTTAGAAAGATTAGCAATATTTACGTCAGGATTTGCTGCTTGATTAATCCCCATATTAGACGGGGTGCCATTTGTGTCTTTTGGCAGCAAACCGCCTTCAAATTGCAGCGTTCTATTAACAGCACCATTAAATCCGCCAACTCCAGGAGCAACATCGCCAGTTGGGCCGCTGCCGGTTTCCGGCGCTAGGCGAGGCGTTCCAAACACCTTGTTCATCAATGTAGAATTATAATCGTTATTTTCTTTTTCAGCGGCGTTAGCCATACCCTCATGCAAACCACCCATTAGCCCTTGAGCTAATCGAGCGACACCTTGCCAAGGAGATCGAATTGCAGACGTATCCGAGCCTTGCTGAATAAGAGCGTCAGCTAATGCGCGTTTGCGCTTAATAGCATCATCAGAAAGATAGCTTGCTGATGGATCTTCTTGAAGGGTTGGTGCAAAAGCCATTATAATACCTTATGCCATCAACATAGGAAGCAATTTAGCGCCAGCCACCATTCCTGCGCCTTGCCCAACGCTACCGCCAAGACCAAACAAACCACCCATCATTGCGTTATTGTTTGCAAGCTGGTTTTGATAAGCCTGGTTTTGCTGACCGTAGACGCTGTTATAATTACCAGTTGTATCGACAGGTTGGACGCTTGCTGTCGGCGTTTGTGAGAGGCCTATTGACTGAATAGGCGCATTTACCGAGGTCTGACCGTTAAGCGAACCCAAGGCGCTAAATGGCGCATTATATTGCGTCGTAGCTGCATTATTTGCGGTATTATAAGCATTAAGAAACATATTATTATAAGCGTTGCTTTTTGCTGTGTTAAAATCACGACTAGCATTATCATAAGCCACAGAACCAGGAACGACGCCTCTATCGGCCATTGACTGGTCAAAATCATTTTGGTTTTGTTTCCACTGTGGATCAAGCGTCTGGCTATCAATTTGCGCAATACGATTTGCATTTGCGCCGTAGCTTAAATCCAACGGCGTTGTCATATTAGACATATTGTTATTTAAAAACTGACCTACGCCGTTTGAAATAGCCTGCGTATTGCCTTCATTGCTATTTAATATGTTTTGTAAAGGCGCAGATAGTGATTGATTAGCTGAATAGCCACCAGGGGCGTTAGGGTCAGCGGTATAAGTCAACGAGCCATATGGCGTTGACTGATTAATCATGTTGCCCTTGCGGGTCGCATCAGCCGCTTGCTGGCTTGCTTGCTGCTGCTGATTGTTAAGAACAGAAGCAGTCATTAACGCCGTGGCTGGATTAGGAGCTTGCGGGCTATTCATTTACGTTTCACCAGTTTTTGCTCTTTGGCTAACATGCCAAACATGATTGCGTCTTCGCCGCCAAAATATTCCCTAGCGACGCCTTCAAATTTAAATCCGACATTCAGCATGGCTTTTATAGCGCGCTGATTTGATATTCTTGTCCGAGCCGTCATGCGATTGCAGCCAAGATCAAAAAACGCAATTAGAGCTATAAATCGAGCAATTGATATTGTTACCCGTTCTTCACAGGCAATCGTTAGCTCGACATTGTCGCCAGTAAAGCCGTTGTAAACAAAAGCTCCGACAGTATCATTGAGCTTATTTGCTATAACGTAGCCACAAAACGGCAAAGATAGATTAATATTTAAAGCGTTATCTATATATGCTTTTGCCTTGGCGTCCGACCGATAGGCGTTAAGCAATAATCTCACCTTCTTCAAACAATATGTCAGTTCTCATATGCCGTATATCTGGCGTTACCGAAGAAGATGACAGCGTGACTTGTATAATTGGCGCAAATACCGTTCCAAAGCCTGTAACCGTTTGCCAATAGTTTTGCGTAGCAAGCTGGTTAGGCCAAGGGTTTGTGTCCCAAACAGCACTATCCCAATTAGACACGGATGACACAGGGACAATCGACGCCGGCGCGTTAGGAATTGTTATGTCAAAGTCTACGTTTGCCGTTACCTGTAATTGCTGACTAAAGTTAGAAGCAATATATGGATGCACCATTCTCATTTGCTTATGAGAAACAGTGTCATTAAGGCCATGAAACGAATGAAATATTATAGATGTGTAGTTATTTCCAGGCGACGTTATTGTTGACAAGCTATCGGCGCTATCAGCAGCGCCAACCTCTGCCTGCATAACACGACCGTCAGATGTCCCGTAATACAACCCGTTGTTATAAACAGCGAAGCAATTCGCATCCCAACCAACATATTGCGACCATGCGCCCGTTCGAGCATTTACGATAAATTGCGTATTATCTTGGCTTGATTGCTTTGGTAAATTAATAATACCCATGCTTTCAAGCGGCCATAGCTGGATTTGCCAGCCAGTTAAGCCAGTTCGAGCAATAACGGCAGAACGCCAAGCTGGAGCAATTGGCAAAGTAATTGCCACGTTTTGCAAAGCAATTTGATCCAATGTCTGCACTTTAGACATAGGAACAATGCCGTCTTCTGTCATAATCATTAAATCGCCACCAGCCTTTGAGAAGCAACGCGCTCCTAATGGCCGTGAGATTTTATAAGTGCCTTTTAATGTCCAAACCGACGGATCAGAGCCGTCATACATAACCACCTCGCCTTCAGACGAAATGGCAACAAATGCCTCGTAAATACCGCTTGTGCTATCAATAGACCAAGATGCTGTGGCGACAATATAACCACCAAGCCTAAATACGCCCTGCATCGGAAATACAGTAGCAGCGCCGCCGATCGCATTAACGGCCAAATACCAAATATTCAGACTATTCTTTTCGACAAAATACAGTCTATTTTTAAATATATTAACATTTGTAAATAATGGCGTCGTGCCTGTGATCGGGCTTGTGCCAGTGATTAATGGCGACTGATATACAGTAAAACTAACACCGCTGGCTGTAGCTGTCGCTGCGTTAGAAATTGTTATTTGAGCGCCAGGGCCGACCGCTGTAATTGTTGTTCCAGACGGTATGCCAGAGCCTGTAATATATTGACCGACAATCAGATTTGTCGTGCTGGAAAGGCCGTCTATTAGCGTATTACTATGAGTGCCGCCAACAACGCTAAATGTTCTATTCCATCCCGTTCCATCAAATAGTTGAACAGAATTAACGCCATTAACAGCAACCAGATAACTGCCGCCCAAGCCTTGAAATTGCACATATTGCATATATGCGCTTGTAGACAGGCCAGACACCATTGCAGAGCTAACTGCGCCAGTGCTTGTGACATCGTAAATATTGCCATTACAAACCGCAAACATCTTTGATGTAGCGGCGTTTTGCCAAGGCATAATTGTATTAACGACATTGTTAGGCATGTTTACGGCCCAAGCCTGCGAGCCGCGCCTAACGCGAATATAATCTAATTGCGGAAATACATTTTGTAATAAATACGCAGTTCCTGGCGGCGCTTCAGCCATGTTTGCGCCAACATACCACCCCTTTGTTGGAGCCGGCAATTGCACTGGTTGAGATATGCGGTTTTTACTGCCTTGCGCCTTATCTCGTATAGGCTGTAACCTCATGGCGGCGTGTAGCTTATTTGACCAGGCCAGAAATTATCTGGATTGATCGTGTAATCGCTAGTAGAAACAACGCGCTCATTATTTTGCTGACCGGCATTGCGATCAACCGACATTTCATAGGCGCGAAATTCTTCAGCGTAATCCAAACCTTTAGCGCGTTTCCAGCGCCATATTGCGCCTTTCATTATAATATCTTCGTCAATCTGCGCCGTATCGCTATCAGACGACCAAGCCATAATATAGTTGCCGGTTGAGGCTTGCTGTATCCATGCTTTGGTAAAATACCAAAATTGGACGACTTCGCCGGCAGCTAATGCAGGCCAAATTTCCATTTCACCATTAACAATGCGCCAAACGGGATAAGCAGGATATGCCGGCAGCGCTTTCATTTGATTAAGCCATTCATCGTTGACGGGGCCAATCAACGGAATAGTTGGACGCGCCAAGCTAATTAACGCGCCCATTGGGGATTTGTCTGAAGGGCAAAGGCGCATCCAATCGGAAGGAAGCGTCCATAATGTTGTTGCGCCATCACCCGTAATCAAAGACTGATTTTTTAGGTTATTCCAATCATATCGTTCTAGTAACTCTCTACCCGTATCTTGGGCAAAGGCCACAAGCTGCAAAACGCTTTGATCTGTAGACGTATATGCCTGTGCCGGCGTCGTCCCAAAATTGCAGCGTAATGCAGCGCCTTGGACAAGCGAGAGTAATGACATCAATCAGCCTTTGCAGGACGCCCAGGGCCGCGTTTAACAGCCTCTTTGTCCATTTCATCAATACGCTTTTCCAAGCGTTCTAATTGCTCACGAAGGCGCTCGTTTTCAGCAGCGAGCCTAGTAGCCGCAGCGCCGTCTTTGGCTTGCTCTAGCCATGCTTTGGCTTTCTCGCGCCATATGCGACCATCAGCGATACGATTAACATTCGTGTCAGCTATGTCTCGCAGGCTTTCGACCGAAAAAATGCCAGAGGCTTCAAATTCTGCAATCTGCACAGGCGACAGCAACGGCCATTGTTTTAACGGCGTTCCATCAATGTGCTTTTCTTGTCTTTTGGCTTTCCAGGCTTCATAAGCCGAAGGGAAACGCTCTTTGATGTTGCTATCAACTGGATGCACAGGCTGGTTAAACATATCGCCTGCAACAATTAATCTAACGCGCTCTTCTTCGCGGTAACGCGGAACGCCATCGCGTTCTGAAGCCGCTTGATCTTCTACTGGCTCAACAAAGAATATTGGCTGGACGCCTTTATTCATTTGAGCGTAATTGATGCCGCCAAAACCACCTTGAACTGTGGCGAATGGATCGCCAACACCGCCTAAATAATCGTCCATGTCATCCTCTGGCCGTTGAAAAGCCCATAAAAAAGGGGAGCAAAATGCCCCCCTCTTTGAGTTTATTACCTAACTATTAGTTAGTTTTATCAATAATCGGCCACCAAATTGCACCAATGGTGTAACCTGACGTTGTCATCGACACGCTTGTGCCGGTAGCAGACGCATTTGCAGAAAGCGTGATCGTATAAGCGCCTGGAACACCGTTGATTGAAACGATGGTGCCAGAAACGCCAGTGCCGCTGATTGCTTGGTTTGGATATACGCCAGATACGTTTGAAATGTTCGTCAATGTTGGCGAACCGTTCGTTGTATTTGCCGTAAACGAACAAGTCGTCCAGGTAATCGTTGTGCCAGTGTTTGTTGCAGTAGCCAGAGCAGAGCCACCAGATACGACGTTACCTATCGTAATGGTTGAACCGTTAATTGCAGCAATAAACGCACCTGCTGGAATACCCGTTCCACTGATGCCCATACCGATCTCAAGACCTTGGTTTGACGATACGCTTGTAAGCGTAGCTGACCCAGAAGTCGTGTTAGCGGTAAACGTGCCTGTCGTCGCGCCAAAGTAAAGACCCTGTAGAGCCTTTGACGATGTCGTTGCAGATGAAGGAACCTTAACCTGGCTTGCAGTTGACGTTGTTTCGCCAAGGCCACTAACGACCGATGACGAAGCAAAGTTGACAAGCGAGAAACCAGCGCGCTGCAACCATACGCCATACACACCCGCTGATGGGAATGTATATGACCAAATGTTGCCGCCGTTGCTAGCCGTTCCAGGATCACCATAACGACCATTCAGAAAGAACGTAGCGACGTAGTTGCCACGAATAGCAGCAGAA